GCTTGAAGTGATCTTGAAAGAGCCAGATGACTTTCTAAAAGTCAGAGAAACTCTTTCACGTATTGGTGTCGCCTCTAGAAAAGAGAAAATTTTATATCAAAGTTGTCATATCCTACACAAACAAGGTAAATATTACATAGTACATTTTAAAGAACTATTTGCTTTGGATGGTAAACAAACTAACTTAACTGAAAACGATATTGGTCGTAGAAATAGGATTGCTAATCTACTAAAGGATTGGGGTCTTGTTACTATTCCTAATGGTGAACAACAAAACATGTCACCATTAAGTCAGATTAAAATTATTTCATTTAAAGATAAAAAAGATTGGGAGTTGAAAACTAAGTATAATATTGGTAAGAATATAAAGCCAGAAGAAAAAAAATAGACATTAATACATTGAAGGTTATATTATGAGGTTTTACACAAACATTGTGCCGTGGGGTAATTCGTTACTCTTACGTGAGGTGGTCAATGGTAAACGTGTCGCTAGAAGAATTAAATACTCACCTACATTATATTGTCCTGTCATGCGTGAGACTAAGTTTAAAACGCTTGATGGTAGATATGTAACACCAATCAAACATCAAACAATCAAAGAAGCCAAACAATGGGTTGAAGGTTATAAAGATCAACCACATTTAGTTTATGGTAATACTCAGTTTCAATATACTTTCTTGAATGAAGAGTATGGTCATGACTTTGAAAAAGATCAAATATTAATTACCACAATAGATATAGAAGTTGCGTGTGAAAATGGTTTCCCAAACCCAGACGTAGCAGATGAAGAGTTATTATCTATCACATTAAAAAATCAACAAAACAAAGAAATAATTGTATTTGGTTTACATGAATATAAAAGTAAACGTAAAGATGTAACGTATATAAAATGTAATGATGAGAAAGATTTACTTTATGAGTTTCTAAATTTTTGGTCTTCTAATTACCCAGATGTCATAACAGGTTGGAATACTGAGTTTTTTGATATTCCATATCTAGTAAACAGAATAAGAAATGTATTAGGTGAGGATGATGTTAAAAGGTTGTCGCCATGGAAATCTGTACATTCAAAAGAAGTTTAGCAAATGGGTAGAACTCAAATGGTGTATGATATTCAAGGTATTGCGGCACTAGATTATTTTGACCTGTATAGAAAGTTTACATATACCAATCAAGAAAATTATAGACTAGATCATATTGCAGAAGTTGAGTTAGGTGTTAAGAAAGATGATAATCCACATGAGACTTTTAGAGAATGGTATACAAACGATTATCAATCTTTTATTGATTACAATATTAAAGACGTAGAACTTGTTGACGCCTTAGAAGATAAGATGAAACTAATTGAACTATGTTTAACCATGGCATATGCGGCAAAAGTAAATTATACAGATGTTCTTGGTGCAGTAAGATATTGGGATGTTCTTATTCATAATTACTTAATGAAAAAAGGTATAGTCATACCACAAAAATCTAGTAAAAATAAATCAGCAAAGTTTGAAGGTGCTTATGTAAAAGATCCACAGGTCGGTATGCACAAATGGGTTTTGTCTTTTGATTTAAACTCTCTGTATCCACATTTAATTATGCAATATAATATTTCGCCAGAGACATTGAAGTCTGAGAAGACAGTACCAGGTATGACAGTTGATAAGTTACTAGACAAAAAAGTTGATACAAAACCTTTAGATAAAGTAACTATGACTCCTAATGGTGCTTTGTTTAGAACTGACAAACAAGGTTTCTTACCTGAAATGATGAAAGAAATGTATGACGATAGAGTTAAGTATAAACGATATATGTTAGACGCAAAACAAAATTATGTAAATACAAAAGACGCTAAATATATTAAACAAATATCTAAGTTTAATAATATTCAGATGGCAAAAAAGATTTCACTAAACTCTGCTTATGGTGCAATAGGTAACAATTGGTTTAGATATTATTCTAATACTATGGCAGAAGCAGTTACCACTTCTGGTCAGTTGTCTATTCGTTGGATTGAAAAAAAGATTAATGAATATATGAATAATTTATTACAAAGTAAAGATGTTGATTATGTAATCGCCTCTGATACAGATTCAGTTTATATTACTTTTGATAAACTAATAGAAAAATTTAATCCTAAAAATCCTGTTGACTTTTTAGATACAATCGCAAAAGATAAAATAGAACCTTTTATTGATAAGTCATATAAAGAACTTGCAGATTATTTAAATGTGTATGACCAAAAAATGCAGATGAAAAGAGAAGTAATCGCAGATAAAGGTATATGGACTGCGAAGAAAAGATATATTTTAAATGCATATGATATAGAAGGTGTGAGATATAAAGAACCTGAATTAAAAATCATGGGTATTGAAGCAGTTAAGTCTTCTACTCCAGCTGCGTGTAGAGTAAAAATTAAAGAGGCACTAAAGATATTAATGTCAGGTAGTGAAAAAGAAATGAATGAGTTTATACAAAACTTTAGAAAAGAGTTTATGCATTTACCACCTGAACTTGTTGCGTATCCTAGAAGTGTAAACGGATTATCTAAGTGGACAGAGTCACATTCTTTATTTAAGAAAGGTGCTCCTATTCATGTCAAAGGTGCAATCTTATATAATCATTTAATTAGAAAAAATAAACTAGAGAATAGATATCCTAATATTCAAGAAGGTGATAAGATTAAGTTTCTTTATATGACATTACCAAACATCTATCAATCTTCTGCTATTGCTTTTATTACAAAACTTCCTAAACAATTAAACTTTAATATTGATTACGAAACTCAGTTTGAAAAGTCTTTTGTAGAACCTTTAAATTATATTATTGAAAAAATTAATTGGAACGTAGATAGATCATATGGTACTCAAGGTACATTAGAGGATTTTTTTACATGATACCATTTCCAAAAAAACGTTATCAAATAATTTATGCAGATCCGCCTTGGAAATATGTACATTGGAATGATGATAAAGTTACTAGAAAGGCACCTTATCCTTTAATGACCACAGATGAAATATTTGATTTACCTGTTCAAGACATAGCAGATGATACTTGTATTTTATTTTTATGGGTTACATATCCAAAACTATTAGACGGAATTAAGACTATAGAGAAATGGGGTTTTACTTACAAGACTTGTGGTTTTAGTTGGATTAAACAAAACAAAAAATCAAATAGTTTATTTTGGGGATTAGGATATTGGACAAGAGCCAATAATGAAATTTGTTTACTTGCTACAAAAGGTAGACCTAAAAGAAAATCTATGGGTGTTCATCAAGTAGTTATGGATAAGATTAGAGATCATAGTAGAAAACCTGATTGTGTAAGAGATAGAATAGTAGAACTTTGTGGCGACTTACCTAGAATAGAATTATTTGCTAGACAAAAAATTAAAGGTTGGGATAGTTGGGGTAATCAAGTTGAAGACCCTGGTAACTTAGAGGAGTTTATTAAATGAGGCATGTTTGCGTTTCTTATTCTGCTCAAACCTTTGGAGATTGGTTAAGATATTTTATTGCGTTACATGATGGGTTTGAAAGATTTAAATTAGAAGAGAACTATGGTAATTATGATTTGCCTTCACATTATTATAGACATGAGTTGTTACCACCTAGATCAGTTAACTTATCAGACGTATTTGATGTAGAATATTTTAATGAAAAGTTTAATCTTAGTTGTGTTAATAATAAAACTATGAGGCAAGTATGGAAACCTTCAAGAGATAAAAATTTTAATAGTCATACCATCTATGGTTGTTCTTGGATTTTATCTAGAGATAGATCATACCTAGATGTAGATTATAGAGTGATAAGACAAACAGATCATAAAATTATATTTACTACATTAAATCCTAGAAGTGATTATACAGAAATATATTTTGAAAGACATAGACAACAAGGAACTTTAGGTGATGAAAAAATACACCGAGAATGTTTTGAGGATTGGTGGAAGATAGAATATCCTAAACACAAAGATAATATGCCTGTAGAGATAAACAAACTTTGGGAAGGTGACGAAGATTACTATGTAAATATGTGTAAGTTTCTTGAAATGAAACCTTTGAACAATTGGAAAGAACACATTATAGAATTTAATAACATATATGATAGATAAAATATTAAGAGATATTGTAGAGAAACAAATACCTGGCGATGACGTAGCAATATTAATGGGTGGTGGTGCCGATAGTGCAACGTTATTATTTACGTGTTTAAGATTAGGTAAAAAACCTCATGGATATTCTTTCTTTATGGAAGGCAAAAAGACATATGATTCTATGAAGGCAAAAGAGATATGTGAAACTTTTAATGTTCCATTTACACCTGTTCCATTACCAGAGAGTAATTTAGTACAAGATT